AGACTATCAACGTAATGTACAGTTGTGTGATCTAACTGCACAACCGGATGACATTAAGGCTAAGATTAAAGAAACTATTGCCGCACACGCAGTACCCAAAGATGTTACACAAGTAGGAATCCGTATGCTAAAATTCTGCACTAGCTACGATATGAAAAAGATTGCTGATAATATACAGCAGTATGCAGAACCATTTCAAGCAAAATACCCGCAAGGAGAATAATATGGCAACTAAAGAAGAAAAAGATCAATTAATGGAGATTTTAAAATTTACTCCGCGTACCTATAAAATATCTATGTGGGGATACGGTGGTGAAAAAGTCATGGGTACAACAACTCAAGAAGTTTGGGATTATTGCAATGACAATCAAATAGACTTGCAAGATATAGCTTGGAATAGTGAAGCGGCAGAGGATATGGGATTAGACGAAGACAAATTACCATTCCCGCCCGGATCATGGTACGAGTGCGATGATATGGGACATGTTAGTGGTGTAAGTCGAGATAGCGGCACACTACAAATTGAAGACGAAAACGGAGAAACTGTATTCGAAAAGTCATTAGATGACTGCGACGGCTGTGATGGAAGTCCAGAACTTTGTTGTAATGATGAAGTATGGGTCGGTTCGCGTAAAAAAGGTGAAATCGTTTTTGTTGGATCTAGTAACGAAAAAGGTACTTTCTTCGAAGGTGAAATCGAACTCAAACAACCATTCAATATTGAAAAGTTAGAATTACATTACGATGATTTCGACGGTGAAGATATTGTCAATGCTGTTTATTACGATGGCGAAGAAATTGACAACTGGGGTGGTAGTACTGATGGTAAGAGTTCAGATTTTAACATGGTTAAAATTATCGATGATAATGGTAAATTTGAACGTTACGAACCAGGTGAAAAAGATTGGGGTCACCCAGAATATGGCACTAGTCCAGAGTCTTGGGAAAAGACTATTGAGTTTAAATTTAAGAAACACAAACCGGTGCACCCAGGTTATTATAATGCGGTATGGAGTCATTTTGGCACTACCTACGGTAGCCTGTATTGGGATGGTACTAACTTTGGTGAGTGGGAGTTTGGTAAGTTCAAACCTATTACCAGTGTAGATCGTTGGTCTGGTTACGATTGGGATACTAGTGATTGGGCTAATCGTCCTCCTGAACCGCCAAACCTTATATGCGACAATAAAGAGTGCGGTTGGGTAGGAAAGAGTGAGGAACGTCGTACTGATGATGATTACAACGATCACTGCCCTAGATGTGATGGCACTGAATTTAGCTGGATCGACTATGATCCAGACACCAAAGAGGGACGTGCTAATCGTGAAAAATATATTGCCATTGATGTTACCAGTGACTTAGAAAAAGAATTAGAAGAACTCAAGGCAGAATTCGAAGCATTGTGTGAGGAAGAATAATGGATATTTTTTGGTTTTTAATCGGTAGCTTTGGTGGTTTTGTTGCAGGACGTAGTACTGCCCCTAAACAAATATCACCACAAGATGAGAAGCTGATTGAAGAAAATCAAAGGTTAAATACAGATATAGCCTATTATAAAAAATTAACTAAATCGCTAGTTGAAGAAAATAAAGAATTAAAGTATAATGTACGTAAGTAAATTCATTTATAGTATACAGACACATGTGAGGAATTAACAATGACAGAGCTACACGCTAAACCGATTGTAGATGGAAAATTTTGGATCGTAGAAAAAGACGGTGAAAGAATTGCCACGCTACACAAAAAAGAAAACAACAAATTTATCCTAAGTAGTACCAATGGAGAAATGATGTTTAATAAGAAACAAGATCTTACTAAAGAATTTGGAGAAGATTTCTTTTTAACTAAAACTAAAGTTAGAGTGACACCAGTTGAAACAACTGAATGTCATGGATACCCAACTTCATGCAAACCGTACAATGCCATGTATGATGTTCGAAATAAGTTACCTCTGTTTACTAAGAGCAATGCTAGTAAGAGTTTATATTGTGCAGGATATTATACAATTCAATTTAATAAAGGTTGGGTTAAATCATTCTGTCCTAAATTGATTACACTTGAACGCAATCCCTACAAAGGACCATTCAAAAGTGAATTAGAAATGAAATCGGTATTGGCAAATGCAAAATCAGATTAATTTAACACCTATTACTCAATTTGCTCAGACACTTAGAGCTGCAGAATTATCACAACAAAAAGAAGTTAAAATTCCTATTGCCCAAGCAAGACTACTGAATCTAGCCTTAACTGAGATACAGGATAAACTACTGCAAGATTACGAAAGTATGTACAATGCACTCAAAGGTGGGGTGGAAACTGCGGTTGTAGAGGTTCAAATGGATGGCGGCGGTTTCGAAGACAAATAGAGATAAATATATACGTACTTAATTGGATACGTATATTATGAGCCGACCAAAGCCAAAAGTCTTATTAGAGCATACTAACAAGAAAACCTACAAAGCAGAACAGATCCTAGAAGCAGAAGCTATTTGGGCTGTGTTCTATAAGAACGAGCCATTTAATCTCAAAAGCTTCAATAGCCTTACCTCTTATCCTGGACCTAAGTATAAAAAGGTTTCCTTTAGTAATCCTGGCCATGCTCGCAATCTTGCGAAGAAATTAAACTTAACATTCGGCTGTGAAGACTTTCAAGTTGTTATGTTAACACAAGGCACTATCATAAAATGATAACCCGTGATGCCCTAACCAAAATATTTTTACAGCAATGGGGCAAGAGTACAGACGAAGCAAATTTTAAAATTTATTCACGCAAGTGGTGGCAATCAACTCGTGTGAGTAAACAAACTGCCTTCAGACTAAGTGATGAGGGTTATGAATTTTTAGTACAGGAATTAGATTTGAAAGAGTATGAAATTCCATTTACTGAACCAATCGAACTAAGTCCACAGACTATTGTATTCTTAGAAAGATATGTAGATTGCCCATACTATCTTACACCAATGTCAATCACAGTATTCGCTGAACGCAAAAGTTTTGAGCTAATGTTGTTTTCTGACGACATCCGCAAATTTGGTTTGATTAAAGCTATGAATGAGCGTGAAAAAGAGTTAGCCAAAACAGATGATGGAGAATAAATCCTATTGACTTATTTGCTAGTTGAGCGTATAATATTACTTATAGCGTAACAGATTAAGTATATTTAAAACCTCAAACTAAGATAGGAAATAAAATGGCTGCAGAACTAGTATCACGTACAGTTGGCCCTAAAGGTGCTAAAAAGTCACTTCGTAAGGCTTTCAAGAATCAACGTCCAATCTTCCTTTGGGGTCCTCCAGGAATTGGCAAGTCTGACATTATCAAACAGTTAGGTACAGAATTAGATGCTCATGTTATTGACGTTCGTTTGTCACTTTGGGAACCTACAGATATTAAAGGTATTCCATATTTTGATTCGAACGACGGCACAATGCGTTGGGCACCTCCTAGTGAATTGCCAGATGCAGAAATGGCTAGTAAATACTCGCAAATTATCTTATTCTTAGATGAGATGAATAGTGCGGCTCCTAGTGTACAGGCGGCAGCTTATCAGCTTATTTTAAACCGTAAAGTTGGTACATATCATTTACCAGACAATGTTGTAATTGTTGCAGCTGGTAACCGTGAAACTGACAAGGGCGTTACATTCCGTATGCCTGCTCCGTTGGCTAACCGTTTTGTTCACTTAGAAATGGCTGTTGATTGGGATGACTATTTTGAGTGGGCTGTTGAAAATAAGATCCACAAGGACGTTGTAGGTTTCTTATCATTCAGCAAAAAGAGCTTGTATGATTTTGATCCAAAATCTAGTTCACGTGCATTTGCTACACCCCGTAGCTGGTCTTTTGTAAGCGAATTGCTTACAGACGATGATACAGATGTAGACACACTAACTGATTTGGTTTCAGGCTCAGTTGGCGAAGGTTTGGCAATCAGCTTTATGGCTCATCGTAAAGTTGCTAGCAAAATGCCCAATCCTACAGATATCTTATCAGGCAAAGTTAAGAAAATGGATAGTAAAGAGATTTCAGCAATGTACTCACTTACTGTGTCATTATGCTACGAATTGAAAGATGCTTGCGATAAGAAAGCTAAAACTTGGAATGATCAAGTCAATAACTTCTTCCAATTTATTATGGATAACTTTGAAACAGAATTGGTTATTATGGGTACTAAGTTAGCATTGTCAACTTACAAATTACCTTTGGACCCGGATGAAATTAAATGTTTTGACGAGTTCCATGCTAAATTTGGCAAGTATATTGCCCAAGCAACAGAGAAATAATAGCATTTTGAGCCACTTGACACCTCCTTCGGGAGGTGTTATAATATATACTATAGTGAACGAACAGGAGCAGAGATGGCACACCAAGATCCAATCATAGATAAGATTATCGTAGCACGAGTTAGTTTGCTACTAAAACATCCGTTTTTTGGTAACATGGCTACACGCTTAAAGATTCAAGAAGCAGAAGATTGGTTACCTACGGCGGCTACAGACGGACGTACCATTTATTTCAATCGCAAATTCTTCGATCCACTTACAGTTAAACAAGTTGAATTTGTCATTGCACACGAAATCCTACATAACGTATTCGATCATATGGGTCGTAAAGAAGGTCGTGATGCAAAGATTTTTAACATTGCCGCAGACTACTGTGTGAATGGACAATTAGTTCGTGACCGTATCGGTGATCATCAAATTCCTGATATTAAAATCTTCCACGATCCTAAATATTACGGTATGGGTGCTGAAGAGGTCTACGATAAGATCTACGACGAAATGGATGAGGAAGAACTTAATCAATTGGGCCAATTATTAGACGAACATATTGATTGGGGATCTGAAGGTAAAGATGGCGATGGTAAAGGCAATCGTCCTAAATATTCTAAAGAAGAATTAAAACAAATTCGTGATGAAATACGTGAGGCTACGGTACAGGCTGCACAAGCCGCAGGTGCTGGTAATACTCCTGCTAGTGTAGCACGTATGATTAAAGAATTGACAGAACCTAAGATGAACTGGCGTGAAATACTACGTCAACAAATCCAAAGTACTATTAAGAACGACTACTCATTTATGCGTCCTAATCGTAAAGGTTGGCACATGAATGCAATTTTGCCCGGTACACAATTTGAAGATACTATCGATATCTGTGTGGCAATCGACATGTCGGGTAGTATCAGTGATGTACAGGCCAAAGATTTCTTAACAGAAATTAAAGG